CGCCATATTCTAATAGGATCTGGTGCAAAATACATACCACCACCATAATGGTGTTTACCTTTAACTAGATTGTCATAGATCTCGTCATCTAATTTAATGATACCTTTATCATGAAGCTTGGACAGAAAGTGACTACCGTAGCCTCTGTATAAAGATGAATTATTACTCTCGAACCCTTTACCATCATACAATCTTTTTAATCTTAATTTTTGTTCGTCTGTGACTTTTTCTGGTGCAAAAATATCTTCTGTTTCTTTAATTGTTTTTTTTAATTTTTCGTTTGTCTTAAACATTTTCTCAAGAGCAGCCCCAAATGATAATTCATCAATGGGTGCCTCATCTATTTGACTTGCATAGATCTCTTCTGGTTTTTTGCCTTCGCTAATAATACCTTTTTCTAATTTATTTTTTTCATCTGTTACTCTTCTAAACACACCAAGGTTGTAGAAGATATTATCTTTTTGAGCTTGTGTTAATCTAATATCAGGGTTTTCTTTTAAAAATTCTACAGTCTTATTAAATTCACCTGAAAGATCCTGTTCGTATTCAAACATATATCTATATCTTTTATCTCTACCAACATTTCTAACAGAAAAAGGTTTAAATCTACTAGCGTCTGTTAGTCTAGAGTTTACAATCATAAGACTGCCTCGTTGTTCTTTTGTTAGTGCTTTACCTAAAAATTCTATACCCTCCGCACTACTAGCAATACCACCTTTTGGTTTAGGTCCACCTGCTATCAACTCTTGTAATAATTTTATTATATCATCCATTAATAATACACTCTTTTACGTTTTATCTTTTCTTCTTCAACATAGTCTTCTGGATGTTGTAAGAAGCCACCCTGCCTGAATCGCATGAGTGCCTGTGTTGTTGAATCGACCAGGTCATCATGATCGCCATAGGGAAACGCTGCGCATTCCTCAATAACCTCATCCGCAAACTTTTGTTCGGGTGCCCATATCATACCAGATTCAAACAAAGGTGCAACA